GAAGAAGATGAGAAGTGATGCCTGCATCGGTAACAGAGTGGTCTCGTTTTCGGAGGGGGAGTGTAGGTGGGTTGTTTGGAGTTATACTATAAACCACCAACTTTAGCGTTGTCTTATGGCCGCACGTAAGACCAACAAGAAATCAGCTATGATCCCGGCAGTTCGGTATCTTCGATATGAACTAACGAACAGTGGGACTCCAGGTACTGAGACTTCCCACTATGTAGACCTGGCAAGAGATTTGTCTGCAGTAAATCGCAGACTCTATCGCCAAGGTCGGGACTACCACGTTAAGCGTATTTCTGTAACTTCAAGTAATACGATCTCTGGTATGTTTCCAGGAAACACTCCTGGAAGCCATGACCAACAAAACGCTGGTAGGTTCTCTGCTTCCACTGCGCCAAATTCGTGGGTCGCACGACAAGCATGGAAAAGAGGATTCAAAGTATGGCAACAGATGAACAAAGAGGCCACTGGCCAATTATCTGGAAACATACAAGGAACCTGGGCAGACTTCAAAGTTTACTTAACTGCGGACTTTGCAGCTGCAACTCTATTACGCCCTATGGATAATGGCGGGGATTTAGTTGATGCAGGAGTATGGGATACTAGTATTTACGTCACTCCAGACGGAACTACGACGGATGATGAATTCTACGCAACCCTACTCGGTGCGCACGTTGGTGCTGCCGGGTCAAGAACATCGATTGGATTAATCCGTTCTTACGGAGAATCTAGATCTACTGTTCAAGCTGATGATCCAAGTGTGCCATCTCTGGCATCTGCGGATCCGCTCGTTAATGTATTCGATTACGGAACTACAATCGACGACGTAGTCGATTTATTGGAAGACCAAAATGATTCCCCTCCATATCATTTAGTCAATTACCCTGGCGGGGCTGGAAACATGCCTAAGCCTATTGTTGTTCATGAAACAACTCTAGGTGCTGGTGGTAAGGCTGTTGTCCCTTCTTTCAACGCTCTTCTTGGGCAAGTTGAATTTGAGATTTCATCTCCTCTAGCAAGTGATGTATATTCTGTCCTCGTTGAGTTAGCCCCTGGTGCTTATAGAGGAATTAAAGCGGAGACGGTTTGAATGGTATCTCCCGATACAATCGTCGACACTTCAATTGATGCTAACAAACTGGTAACAGTAATGGAGCATGTAAAGCAAAATAATATTGCCTACCTTGTAGCATTATTTGTATCACACCAACTTGGCATTCTTGACAAAGTGTTGCTTTGGGGTTCTGGTGTTTGTGTCTAAACGCAAAAGAACCGGGCCTAAGTTCGTAAAACCTTACGACGCTAAAGAGAAGCATTTGCCTGGCTGCAATTACTGCGGCCCAGGAACAAACGTCTCTAGACGTATGCAAGAACGAGTCCAACCAATGAATCGTTTAGATCGTGCATGCAAGTCGCATGACATCGATACCGAATCTCGTGGTCCACAACGTGCAAAGACCGCAAAACAGATTCGTGCTTCAGATAGGAAGTTGGCAAGAGAAGCTAAGCGTATAGCTCTCGACCCGAAAACAAACAAAAGAGAACGTGCATTAGCCTGGGTGGTACACCGAGCGATGCTGATGAACAAGTGGCGATCAAATCGTTGGCTTCGCCAATAACCACTTCACTTTTGTATACAAAGGTTTATGTATACATGCCCCTTGGCATTAACATGGACAAACAAATATTGTTACACATACAAAACGCAAGGCACTTGATCGGAACGATACTTGACGATGAGGTGTATGAGGATGACAAGGATTCGGTTCTGTCTGAAGCAATCGAATCCCTGGATAAAATATTAGGATTCGTGATACAATGAAGTTATATTGGCGAATCAAAAAAGACGGTAAGTGGACTTTTAGAGCCGCTACAGTCGTTGGCTGGACTACAGACAAAACCGGAGGGCACATTGTTGAGCCCTTTGGTGGAGTAATGGAGGAAGAAGAATGAGTTGTTGTAAGGATCCATATCTCATGGATGACAAAAACGAATGTGGATGTATCTTTCAAGCCTGCTTTAATTGTAATGATTGGTCCATGGTTTCATGGTGCAAGCTGCACAACCCAGAGGGAGAGGAATAAATATGATACTTGGATTCTATCTTGATAGCATCGGACTGGATAACGCATGTCCAATGTGTAAACAGTCATATCGATACTGTGGGTGTTGGAGATGACGCCAAATTGGCGAATGTTTGAATGCCCACGTTGCTACAATGTTGCAATAAATACAGCCAGGACAAAGTCCTGCTCAATCTGTTCGACTCCTAGAGTTAGAAAGCAAATGCACGTTACCAGGTATTTGTGATTTGTATGACGACCATTTGGGACCTGGACAATGGTCAAGATGACATTCGATGTCACCATTGTGGTAGTATTGATCCAATACTTTACACAAACCGTTTAATTTGCTGTGATGGTTTATCTATAGTCGCAGAAAAACGGCCTGCTGCTAAGCAGTATCAATTTTCATCTAGAACTGGTAAAATTGGCTTATTTTGTAGAAGGGGTTGTTGTGACTTTAGTCAGAAGTTTGAACGGCATCATTGTTCAAGCTGAGATCGTGTAATTTTTTACACATCTTACCCTACAAAACTAAGGACTGTCACCTCCGGTGGAAGGGTGAAGAAGATGAGAAGTGATGCCTGCATCGGTAACAGAGTGGTCTCGTTTTCGGAGGGGGAGTGTAGGTGGGTTGTTTGGAGTTATACTATAAACCACCAACTTTAGCGTTGTCTTATGGCCGCACGTAAGACCAACAAGAAATC